GTTCGTCCTGCATGAGGTGAGACATGGAGCCGACTGAGATCGACCCCATAAAGTACGGGGCCATGTGGCAGCGCGTTCAAGATTACGAGCGCCGCTTTGAGGTTATCGACAAGAAGCTGGACAAGATGGAGCGCCAGATTGAGGAGCTGCTAGCTCTTGCCAACAAGGGTCGCGGTGGCTTCTGGATGGGCATGACTATCGCCAGCATGGTCGGCGGCGTGATCACCTGGGCGGTAGGCCACTTCAAGGGTAGCTGAGATGCTTGATCCATTGACTGCGTTCGCCACGGCCCAGGCAGCAGTCGCCGGGATTCAGAAGGCTATCAAGCTGGGCAAAGACATCCAGGGCTTGGTCGGTGAGTTCGGGAAGTTCTTCGACGCGAAAGACGCCGTCCAGAAGGCGGCCAATGACGCAGGCAAGAAGGGCCAGTCAGACACCGGCAAGGCGATGGAGATCGTCATGCAGGCCAACCAGCTGCGCGAGATGGAGGAGCAGCTCAAGCACCAGCTGGTCTATGGCGGCTACCCCGAGATGTGGGAGCAGATGCTTATCGAGCGAGCCAAGATTCGGCAGGCCCGCGAGAAGGCAGAGCGTGAGGCCCGCATCGCCCGCAAGAAGCTGGTGGCCCAGCGCATCCTGGCAGCTCAGATCATCGGCGCTTTGATCGTGGTGATCATGCTTGGCGTGCTGATCATCTTCATCGTCAGACAGGCCACCTCATGAAGTACCTCCTATTTGCCACTGCCCTCCTCCTTGCCGGGTGCGAGGAGCGGTTTCGCTACGAGTGCCAGAACCCCAAGCACTGGGAGCGCCCTGACTGCGTGCGGCCCATGTGCTCGATCAATGGTGTTTGCCCCGACCAGCTCAACAAGCCCACCGACATGAAGATGGAGAACGAGAAGTGAGATACAGCCCCGAGCAACTTGACTCCATCCTGCGCTTCATCATCGGCATCGTCTTCGCGCTGACCGTGATGGGCATGGTCTTCTTCTCGCTGTACTCGCTGGTCTTCGTGACCCAGCCGATGAGCGGGATCGCGCCGGCAGACAAGCAGTTCTTCTTCCTGCTGTCGGACATGAGCAAGTACATCCTGGGATCACTGGCCACCCTGCTCGCCATCAAGGGCAAGGACATCCTGAACAGCAAGGCACCGCCGGAGGAGCCGCCCACGACCACTGAAGAGGAGAAGAAAGATGCTACCCCTGACCGCGCTGCTTGAAGTTGGCGGCAAGCTAGTAGACAAGCTGATCCCAGACCCGGAGGCCAAGGCCAAGGCCCAGGCCGAGCTGGCGCGTATGGCGCAGGAGGGTGAGCTGGCCAAGATGGCCAACGAGACCAAGCTCTACGAGACCGAGCAGAACAACCTGACCGAGCGGCTCAAGTCCGACATGGCCAGCGACTCCTGGCTGTCCAAGAACATCCGGCCCATGACGCTGATCGCCATCCTGCTGGGCTACTTCATCTTCGCAATGATGAGCGCCTTCGACAAGGACACCAATGAGCGCTATGTCGAGCTGCTCGGACAGTGGGGGATGCTGATCATGTCCTTCTACTTTGGAGGCCGCACGCTTGAGAAGATCATCGACATGAAGGGCAAGAAATGAAAGAGAACTTCGACTCCGCACTGGCCGCCGTCCTGCATCACGAAGGAGGCTTTGTGAACCACCCGAAAGATCCCGGCGGGATGACTAACCTCGGATGCACGAAGAAGGTCTGGGAAGAGTGGGTAGGCCGCGAGGTCACCGAGAAGGAGATGCGCGAGCTGACGCCCGAGAAGGTCGCTCCCCTCTACAAGGCCAAGTACTGGGACCGCGTGCGCGGCGATGATCTGCCGGCAGGCGTGGACTACGTTGTCTTCGATGCGGCGATCAACAGCGGCCCAGGCCGTGCAGCCAAGTGGCTGCAGACCGTGGTGGGCGCTGTGCCTGATGGGGCCATCGGCGCTGGGACGCTCGCCAAGGTGGCTGCAATGGACGCCAAAGAGATCGTGTCCAAATACCAAGAGGCCCGCTTGGACTTCTTGCAGTCGCTGCCGACCTGGGACACGTTCGGCAAGGGCTGGGGCCGGCGCGTGACCGAGGTGGCCAGCGCTGCCCAGCAGATAATGGCCTGACCTACTGCGCCGCGCCCAGTGCGTTCAGGCGCTTCTGGTACGCCGCGGTGTGCCGGATGCGCTTGATGCTGTCGATGCGCTCGATGGTCGGCTTGTTCACATCACGCAGCTCGCGCAGCTTGGTCATGCGCTCACGGGCCGGCACCTTGCCTGCCCTGGCCACCTTCTCGGCCATCGCTTCGTAGGCCTCGGCCCACTCATCCAGGGTGTCATGCACGCTGGTGGGCTCGGTCTTGCCGGGCACCAGCAGGGCAAAGCCGATGAGCGCCACCGGCTCGCGCTCCTCATCATCCTGGCCGGGCTCGCGCTCCACCACCGGCGGGGCCATGGTCACCGCGTCGGTGATCTGTTGCTCCACAACAACACCCACCGGCTCCTCGATCGTGTCGGCCATGGCGGCCTCGATCACCACCGGGTCGGTGACCGGCAGGGCTGGGGCCTGCAGCGCGTCCAGCGGGTTGTGAGGGGTGACATCCCTGGCAGGGCGCGGCGCGGCCTCTGAGGGGTAATCCTGGGCCTCCTCCGCGGTGATCAGGCCCTTGAGCACATCGGGGAAGGCATCTCGCAGGGCGAAGCCCCTGGCCCGCATCTGCAGCATCCGCTTGGGGTACGCCTGCCATGGGCCCTGCTTGCCCCACAGGCCGGCCCGCTTGGCGTCCTCCACGCTGAACCTGGCGATCACCGGGTTGCGGCCCTTGCGCTTGGCAATGCAGACGGCCACGGGGTTGGGTGTGCCCTCGCCCTCGATGTGCTCATCAATGCCATCGCAGATGGGGCTGGCCTGGACCAGCGCCATCATGGCATCACCGTACACGCTGGGCTTGCCGTTGATGACGGCGATGTTCTGCAGCGCCTGCATGGGTGCCAGGCCGAGCTCATAGCCCCATTGCACGCAGACCATGATGTCCTGCGGCTTGCCCTGGTAGGCGCGGGGCACCATGCTGGACTCGGCCAGCATCTTGCTGAACTCCATGGCCTCGGTGATGGTGGCAGGTGCGAAGCCCTGGCGGGTGGTGGTCAGTTGCATTTGTCTTCTCCAGGGAGGTATTGCTTGAGGGTCTCGAAGACCAGGGCGACGATAGCGGTCACGATCTCATCGGCATCCTGCTCTGAGCACTTGGGGATGTTGGTGCGAACGGCCAGCACTGCCCGGTGGTGGGCGGCAGTCAGGGCATCCATGTCGAGCATATCGATGTTCATGCCTTGGCCTCCTTGATGGTGAGCGTGGACTGCTGCAGGGTGTAGGCCTCCTTGGCCGGCACCATCTTCGCAGGCTGCGCCTTGTAGTTCTTCACTGGCCGGGCAATGGTGTAGCCGCCGGCTATCGCCAGCTCATGCGTGCCGACCAGTTTCTTGAGGGTTGCTTCATCGTCCTCAATGTCGGTCTCAAGCTGCTTGATTTCCTGCCGGGTCTGAAAGATTTTTCTGGCCAGCATCTCAGCGGACGCATCAAGCACGATGGGATCTGGCTGCGCTGGAAACGCGCCACGGTGCGTGGGCCACTTCTCGCCATCTGCGGGCGGGTAGTAGTCGACCTCGCCGGTGGCCTTCCACTTGTCCAGCCGGGCCTGGAAGTCGGTGGCGGCGGCGGCAATGCGGTCCACGCTGGCCCGGTGCGGAGAGAACAGAAAGACCCGCAGCTGCGTGCCTCGGTAGAGGGTGCAGATCGCGCCCCACTTGGCCTGGATGATGTCCATCTGGGCCTGCAGCTGGATGGGGCCGCGCCACAGGGGTGGGCTGTCTTCCACATCCATGCCGGTGAGCTTGGCCTCCAGCACGCCCACCCCGTCCAGCGTGATGCTGGTTTGACCGATGACGTAGATGCCCTGGTCAGGGTCGGTGGTGAAGACCTGGCCGCGGCCATCGCCGGTGCCGTCCAGGCTGCAGCACAGGGGCAGGCTTTCGTGGAAGCGGGCGGTCGGGTGGTCGATGACCAGGTCCACCAGCTCAAGGCGGCGGGCTGCGTCTTCCAAAATCAGGGGCTCCATCATGTTGCCCCAGGCCATCGCTTCGTTGCCGATGTCGCGGCGCTCCTCCCCCTTCAGGGCGCGGATGCTGTACTCCAGCTCATCGTTGGGTGTCTGGTAGCGGCTGATCCCCATCACGCCGGGCAGGCGCGAGGCCGACAGCATACTGTCGGGTGTGACTTTGTTAACCATGGTTCTCCTTTAGTTGATAGACCCGGACGACGCGGGCATGGGCTTGGGGATGCGTGGCCTCGGTGAACCCGCAGGCTTGGAATTGCTTGGTCTTGAACACCGCGCCCAGGACGGACGGGTGCATCTCCGCAGGCAGCTGGATGCCGGCGCGGATGTCGTTGATGCTGACGGTGCCCTGTCTGCGGGCGATTT